GCCACCACTGGCACGATCTTGATCTCTTGGCTGCCGGCTGGATCGTGGATTTCGTCAAGCGACAGATCGTAGGTGCCGACGCTTACGCGGTAGTGCTGTTCCGCCATGTGGCGTTCCAGCTGGGGGAAGTTGGTTACAAGGAAGCGCACAGCCTCAGCTGCGTTGGAGACTTCGGCTTCGAACTTGCGGCGCTTCAGGAACTTGGCCAAGCGCCCGTAGATGCGGATTGTGCGCAACATCACGTCAGCTCTAGCCTCCCTGCATCGTAATGGCGGAGACGGCGGCCGACGCACTTGAGGAGCCAGCCTCCTAGGAGATCTCTGCTGCTGAGCCGGCCACGAATGTGATGCAGCACCAGCTGGTCGCCGATGTAAACGCCGACGTGATTGAGGCCGGAACCGCTGATGTTCATGAGCAGCGCATCGCCGGGCTGCAGCTCTTCCTCTTCGTCCAGCTCGCGGAAGCCGGCTTCTTTCCAGTAGCGATCAAACAGGGGATCTGCCTCAAATGCCTCTGGCGTCAGCGGGCGCTCCCAGTCGGGTAGTTGCAGGCCATGCTCGACGTACCAGTCACGGGCCAGCGTCCAGCAGTCGGTAATGCCCCATGCCCATTCGCGGCCGACTAGGGGTGCCTTGTAGCCGGATGGTTCGCAGCCGCCCCACACCTCGGTCTTGGGGTTGACGATATGCCACGGTAGGCAGCTGTTTTCGCAGGCCACCAGATCAGGGCCGCTGGGTTGTGGCGGGGTGACCGGATGGCTATGGACCACCGCGATGATTTCGCCGGCATCTTCGGCGGCTGCGTAGTCATCCGGGTTGAGGATGAACTGGTCTGCACCGGTGCAGAGGTTCTGGCACGGCCAGTAGCGTTCGCGGCCTTTGACCACCACCAGCAGTCCGCAGGCTTCGCGTGGATCCTCGGCCTTGGCGTGATCAAGTGCTGCGGTACGCCAGGTCATGAGGAGTAGGTGCCCACGCCGGGGAATGAGCCAAAGGGCAACGGGGCTGTTGAGCCAAAGCGGATTTGACAGCTGCTCAATCGTTTGCCGCAGACATCTTCTGGCGCGGTGGCGACGCTTTGATCGTTTTCGTTGTAGTAGGAAGTGCCGGTGTAGCTACACTCTGCAGACCTGTAGGCCCACTGGCAAATGTTGCTGATGCACTGGCGTCGGGGTGCACGTACCCCGATCAGATCGAACGCCGCTGCGAGTTCAAACTCCACCGCATCGCGGGTTTCGACTGACTTGCGGTCGATGTAGTAGACCTCGCGTGGAAACTCTGCTGTCGGGTCCGGGGTGCCGTAAGGGTTGACGCCACCGGGGAAATTCACCGCATCGATGTAGCGGGCCAGAGTGCGGATCCGGGACACCTTGGCACCTTCTAGGCCCTTTGGCAAGGTCAACAAGATTGCGGTGATGGTGCCCATGATGTTGCTGCAGCGCAGGCGTGGGCGGGGCAGCGAACCCTTGCCTTCATAAGCAAAACCGTCTGCCTCAATGGGAAGCCGGAGGTAGCTATTGCCGGCCCACACCAGCTCACCGTTGGCGTTCAGGTTGGTGCCAGCGTGGAAGCGGTAAATGTCGGCTACGCCGTGTTGCGGAACGTTCAGCTCCAGCACGAATAGCTCGATAACGGCGCTGGGCGCGATTGCCTGAAGATCAGAAACGGGGACGGTCACGGCTCAAATACCTGCGTGAAGGTCGCGTCAATCTTGCTGCGATCAAAATCAAATAGCTCGCGCGTCCAGCTAGGGCAAATCCACTTGTAGCTGACGGCTTCACCTGGAGGGGTCCAAGTGAAAGAAGCGGCATCAGCAGCCCGAGCGTCTAGGAATGCTTCGATGACGTCGGCGTCATCGTCGGTGACGTTAAAAGACAATCGCCATTCCTTAGGATTTTGGTTGAGGCCGAACGTGACGCGCTGCTGGTAACCATCGCCAAATTGCGTGGTGCGAATCTTTGGCTCGCTGCTTTTGGTGGCCGAATACGTCGGTTTGTAGTTGGGGAAGGTAGCCATTACACCAGCAAGCCTCCAGGGCGTTTTTGTTTGATGAGTTCTTGCTGGACGGCGGCAGCAATGACGCGGCCCAGTTGGTTGCCCTGTTGGTCGTTGCCTTCTACTTTACTGCCGCTGGCATCGACGTTCACTACAACGCTGGTGCTGCCGCCACCGCCCAGCTTGTCGTTGGGCACGATGGACCCGCTGCGGCCAGGCACGAACAGTTCAGGGCCACGCTCGCCGACAAGATATGTCGAGCCGCCGGTGACGGGTCCGCCGTTGGCGCGTGGCTTAAACAAGCCACCCAGCAATCCGCCTCCGGTGCCAGTGCCGGACATTGCACCAAATAGGGCAAAGTTGATCGCGACATCCAGCACTTTGTTAGCAATGTTTTTCAAAACGCCACTAGCCACTTCGCCTAGCGTCTTGGTCCCATCAACGGCGCCTTGTATTGCATCAACAATGCCCGATTTGATAGACATGCCAATATCGGTGTATACATCTTTTAGCTGCTGGGCGGCAGTTTTGGCCGCTTCTTGCTCTTTGGTGAGCTTTTGAATCCCGGCAATTTTCAGGCCAAGCGCTTGCCTGTCTGCATCGGTCAGGACAATACCTGCCTTCTTAAGTGCATTTTCAATTTCTAATAGTTGCAGTGCTTGCTTCTGGGCTTCTGTCACAGCAGACACTTTGAGCCTTTGCATATCAAGGCCAGCCAGCGCATCGGCAATCGCTTGCTGCTGCTGGCGGTATTGCTCTTCCGCCTTGCCTGTTTGCTCGGCAAGCAGTGTATTGGTCTCTAGCTCAAGCTCGAGCCGCTGCGTTTTGAGATCATTGGTGGTCTCATCAAAGGCCATGGCGGCCCGAGTCTTATCATTCTGAGATGCGATAATCTCTGCCCGCACTCCTGCTCGTTTAGTCAGTGTTTCATCGATCGCACCAATCTGGTACTTGATATTTAGCAGCTTTGACGAGTATTCAACCATTCGCTGTGCTTGCTTTGGATTCTCGCTTGCAGCGGCTACATTCATCATCTTTGCAGTGGCTTCAGACAATCTCGCTTGCCGCTTTCGCAACTCGATGCCAATTTCACCACCAATCAAGTCGTTAATATTCAGCGCTTTGCCAGGTTTTTCTTTTTCAGCCAGCAGTGCTGGGGTTGCAGGTGTAGCAGCGGCAGGCTTAGCTGGTTTGGACTGTTGGCGCAGACTGCCCAGCCTCTGTTCAAGTTTTTGAGCTTCTTTTTGCAGCTGCTGCAGTTCATATTTCATGCCAGGTAATGCTGGCTGGCCGCCACCCATCACTTGCCCATCTACGCCCAAAACAGGAGCGCCGGATTGCGTACCGATTCCAGCAGCCTCTCCTGCCTTAATGGCTGCTTGGAGTTCCTTGATTCGAGCGCGTGTGTTAAATAATTGATCGTTGGCTTTTTTGTAATCAGGACCGGCCAGTGCTTGATTGATTTTGTCTACCACCATTGTGGCAAAATCAAGAGTCTCTTTCAGCGCAGGTTTAAGTGTCTCGCCAATTGTCTTGGCGAGCATTTCCACGCCATCTGTCAGGGTGCTCCATTTGCCGGCCAACGTATCGCTCTGCGCAATGGCGCCATTGGCATATTTGCCGCCTGCATTGGTCAGCCGAATAACCGCAACCTCAACCGCCTCGGCACCAATGCGGCCCTTGCTCAGCGCTTTCTGGAACTCTTCTCCAGACAGCCCATACATTTTGCGCAGCTCTTCCTGTAGCGCAATGCCACGCTCTTGGAACTGCAGCAACTCCTCGCCCTGCAGCCTGCCTTTGGCCTGCACTTGGCCGTAGGCAGTAACCAAGCCTTGCAGTTCAGCACCAGTGGCGCCGCTGACATCAGCCAGCCGCTTAGTGGTTTCGACTACCTTGTCGGCCTGTATGCCAAACGCCTGTAGCCGCTTGGCCGAGTCAATCAGCTCGGTGCTAGTGAATGGCGTTACAGCACCAAGCTGCTGCAGCTCTTTGATGATCTGCCCAGCTTTTTCTGCGCTGCCGGTCAATACCTCAAGGCTGCGCGTTTGGCTTTCTAGCTCGGCCGTCTTGGCAAAGACAAATTTGAATGCCTGCAGCGCGCCAAAGGCAACTGCAAGCTTGCCAACGGCAGCAGCAACACCATTGAACGCCTTTTCTGTCGCGCCTGCCTGCGCCTGCACTTCGCGCAGCTTGCTAACAGCATTGCGGCTGTCAACGTTAATGGCAACATTAGCGACGACAGACACAGCGCAACCCTACCGCCTTTGCTTCATTCTACGCTGCTGCTCCTCGTTTTGAAGCTCAAAGTAGCTGCTCCAGATGAGCAACTCCTCTAGCGTCACCTCTTGATTGAGCCTAGCCAAGCTATAGCCAAGCTCCTTTGCAACGCCAAGCTGTAGCAGTAGCAGATTGTCTTTACTTAGCTCCTTCTTTAATGCTTTTCATGTCCAGCTGCTCTGCATCCTCTGGATTAGTGATGATTGCTAGCATCATGCCTTGCAGGTCGGCATCCTGCACTTCTTCCTTTAGTTCGGCAATTTCACCGGCCGCAAACAAGCGCTTACCGGTATCGTCCATTGCCTTGGTAACTAGCAAGTTCAATGCAAAGCCATTGGTATTGTTGCCGCCAGGCATGTTCTCTGCGCGCTCGCGTTCGGCCATGGTCAATGGCGCGGAGTAAAACTCAAACACACTGCCATCGGTTAGCGTTACAACCCGCTTGGTCGGCGTCAGGTTGGCTGCTTTCTTGAGGCGAGCAAGCGCGGATCCCATGAAAGTTGATGAGTTAGGTGTACTCTAAGCACAAAAAAGCCCCAGCGCAAGCCGGGGCGATTTTGCTATCAGGCGCTGGTGCTGAAATCAAACGTTGGCACGCCAGCCGGACGGAAGGCAATTTCCACCTGCTGGGCATCGTCAGGGTTGACGTTCAGGCTGGCCGAGGTCAGCACTGCATCCATGGCAATACTGCGGCTCAGCGCCTCAGTCCCCTGCTTGTCGGTGTACAGCTTGAAGGCGCAGCCCACCTGCTGACGTTGCAGCACGTCTTCCACCATGCGGTTAGACAGTGCAGCGTCTTCGTTGGTCACGTAGACGGTGGCAGTGCCATTGCCGTCGGCAAAGCCAGGGATGTAGGCACGGAAGGGTGCATACTGCCCAGCGGTTTGACCGATGGTGGTCACGTCAATCTCAGCGCGGCTGATCTCAAATGACCAGGACTGCACTTGCCCAACGGCAGCAAAATCGGCGTAGTACACCTCAAACTCGTTGGGTGCTACCGCCGTGCCGTCGTCAGTGATGGCAAGGATGGTGCCACCAGCGGACGTGGAGACGGTCAGCGCACCAGTGGCAGCCGTGTAGGACAGCACGTAGTAGGTGGTGGCTGCATCAATGGGAGACGGCAGCGCACCAGTGCCGGATCCGCCAGTCTGGCTGTTGATGACGCGGAACTTGACCGGATCGCCAGCCTTGAAATTCAGGTACGGCTGAACGGTAATGACATCCGTGCTGGCATTAACGCCAGACTCGGGGAAATTGCCGTTAGTGCCGGCGGGTTTGTAGTAGAGGGCGCCGGACGTACCGGACAGAACAGTAACAGCCATGTTGTGAACGGTAGTGGCTGCGCTCAGTCTAAATAGGCTTCAAACGTTGCGGTCAACTGGGTCTGGTAATACGGCTGTGGCGCAGCAGGCGTTACCTGTGCCGGACCAGATACTGGGTCAAAGATGATGCCTGATACAGTCACACGGTCAAACAGATTCTTAATCCGCTCGGCAATGGTGAAGTTAGCGGCAGTGCCAACGCCAATAGGGGTAAAGATGTTCACGGTCAACACGCCATTATGCCGGTTAAACCCTGCGCTACCTGTAGGTAGCAGCGTGGCATAGGCATTGTCGCCAAAACGGATGAATGCCTGCAGCCACGGTGCATTGTTTGGCGGCGTAAAGGGTACGTTTTGGTAGCTCACCGGATATGCCGGCGCAATTGCCATCTGCGTAGCAATGCGGCCTTCAATGGCAGCGCGGACGTCGTTGATGGTGCTACTCATGATTCGCGTCCGATGCGGTCAGCGTTGACGCGCACAAAGCCTTGGATGTCTTTGGCGATGCCTTGCACCCACCCCGCCGGCGCTTGTTTGCTGCTGCCATTGGCAAGAGGCTCTGCATACGGCAGATTGTTGTGCACGCTGTACACGTTACCGAGATTTTCTTGCTGGTAGCCGATGCGTTCAATCTGCGGAGTGCCGCTGTAGGTCCCCGCAGGTTTCTCCCCGCCTGGCGCTGCATTCTCCCCTACCTGCCAACTAACGCGAAACCTTCCAGTATCGACAGGGCTTGCCTGTTTGACTCTTGAGTCAGTCTCTAACACAGCAACCCGCAGCAACTTCTCCATCTGCTGGTTGCAGTAGTCGCCAATATCACCAACGCGGATAGTGCGTGCCATCAGTCCCTCAGGATTAGCTCGTAGGTGATTGGCTGGTTGTCTTGCTCGATAGTGCGCACCTCAATTACCTGCAAGCTACGGGTGCTAATGATGACGCGATCAGCGGTGGTTGGTGCTGCTGCGGTATCTGCTGCTGCAATAGTCAGCCGCTTGTCGCCAGCTTGGATAAGGTCGTTGACTTCACGCAGGTTTACATCTTCCAGCACACCGCGCAATGCGGTATCACTGGTGGATTCGCTGACGGTGCCAGTAGTTGGGTTATAAACGCCAGGTGTTACACGGCGCAGTGTTGCAACACCGCCAAACTTTGCCATCAACTTGCTGGCAACCTTGCGTAAAGGGCTGGCTAGTGTCATGCAAACACCTCGCTGGCAACAATCCTGCCGCGACTAAAGGTGATGTCAACGTTGCTGCTGTGGTTGGCGATGAACAGTGCTACTTCATCGTTAGCGGCCATGCTGATCATCCAGTTGGTGACCAACTTGGCTTCCTCGTTGCCCGAGCCGGTGAAGGCGCGGCATTCGGTTTGATCTATGGCGGTGCCGTTCTTGGCCAGCTTGATGCCGAGCACCTTGTTGTTGCCGGTGACGGTCTTGGCGTCGATGCTGCCGTAGATCTGCATCAGCTTGGTGGCGCCGCTGGTGTTCTTCACCGCAAATGCGTTGGTGGTGCCGAGCGTCATGCCGCTTGCGGTGGCGGTGTCAAGCGTTGCAGTTAATCCGGTGGTGACATATACGCCCTGCGCAACTATGTCAATGGTGCCGCTATCCATCTTGCTGACCTGACCGCGCACCATGACTGCAGCCGCGCCAGAGGGGCCTGCAGGGCCTGGCGTGGTAACAGTAACTGTGTTGGTAGCCTCGTTGACGATTACGGATGTCATGGTGCTGTGTAGCCCTCCGAGACGAATACGATGCCTTCTAGGTAATAGTTGCGCAAGCCGCTGGAGTCTTCCAGCAAGACATCGTAATAGGCTTCATTGGGAAAGCCTGCAGTCTGCGTATCGGTCAATGCAATGCTGATTTGACCAGCAGAGCGGTTGGTGTAGGTAACAGCAAAGTCAGCATATTTGGTGGTGCGGCCTTCATTCCACACTTGCGCGTAAGCAGTCCAGCCGGTCAGGTTAATATTGGCATTGTTGGAATCTTTGAACTGCAGCGACAGGTCATAATCAGCCCGTCGCTGGATGGCGATATTGTGCTGGCCGGGTTGAACGCTCATAGCCAGACTCTAACCGGCTGCTCAGGGCTCACGGCGTAGTCCGCCCAACCTTCCGGCAGCTCGCCGATGTAGTTGACGTGCCAGCCGCTCAGCAGCACTGGCGGTGTGATGACCTCGCTGGTGTCGGGGTCGTAGGTGCCGCCTGTGTAAATGGGGCCGATGACATCCAGGGCGTGGGCGTGGCTGGCGGTGAGGGGGTGGCCGTCAGCGTCTAGAAGGCCAGCGGCATCCAGCGCAGCCATGCCGGTGGTGGAGTCGGGGAAGCGCAAATAATGGGTCATCGGGTGATCTCCTGCAGGACGTTATTTGCAAGTCTAACAGGCCAGTAAGTAATGCGGCGGATTGGGCCGTTAGCTAATAACGTGCTGTTATGCAGAGCGCCAATGTTGAGCTGTGTAATTGAGGATCCAAACAATCCAGAATTATCTGCTCCAAATAATGTCCCATTAAGAGCAGCAATAAAGTCATTAGCCTTCAATGCAAATACAACTTTGTCTGGCGTGCCAACAACGTGTGCGCCACCAACAGCATTGGCTTGAATCGCACCACCAGTGATGCTGTAAAAATCATGAAGAAGGCCTGTCCCTACGCCCATTTGCGGCTGACGCTCGTTAAAAGCATTATTATTGGCTGACAAGATTGTGCTGCCAGTTCCAGCAGCGCCTGTGTTTCTAACGTCGTGCTGAGCGAACCACGTCCCCTCATCCTGCCGATACCAGCTGCTCTCGAACACGCTAACAGCAGCGGTTGTTGTAGGAATATATGGCGTTACAGCAGAGCCTACTTCTAGCTGGGCGCCCCAGAGGTAAATAGAAGTAGAAAGCGAGTTCGTTGCGCCTCCTCCTGCGCTGACAGAGTCAACAATGTATGTAGCTACAGAAGATGTTGTTGCCGTTGTTGGCGTAAACACCATGGTACAGCGATACCATCCATTTGCGTATGCCTGAATAGATGAAGTAGGCGTTGAGCCTGTTCCTG